TGTGAACTTGACAACTTGAAAAATTCCTTGGTACTGAAGAACACAGCAAATCAGCAATTCACGATAGAAACCGTAGAAGAAGATGGCAATGTACTAACGATAAAGACAGTAGAGGAAATGCCTTTTAGTCAGGATGTTATTTTAACATACAATATGGTAGGTTCGTACTACTTAGCCTTCAGAATTTCAAGTACGTGTCTGTATGACTATGGTAAAAGTATCAACTTGACCATAGAGAGTGTTCCACCGATTGGGTTCACTGAAGAGAATCTTGAAGTGGCAGTAACGGATATAGTATTTGATGTTACGCAAGTGTGCTATAGTAGCGCATATGCTGGTGAAGAGAACCTTCAAATAAGAATAGCGAATATTAGTTTTGTAGTAACTAAAGTTGGACATAACCCACTGTAAGGGTGGTAACCAAGTATAGGAGGTGTAAGGTAATGAATGTAAAACAAAAAGTAAATATTCACAATAGGTTTGATGTGCATATCGACAACATCGAAACAGGAGAACATCGAGAATTTGTTGGGTATAACATTATCCTTAACCAGATGTGGACAAGGTTGTGTAATGGTCTTTCGTATTTCGAATATATTCATTTTGGTATAGGGACTGGAACACCAATACCAGAGGGAACTGGCTTGTTTAGTCATCTAGGAACGAAGCGAGCAGTGACAGAAGAGACCATTAAAGCCCTTCCAGTATCGAGTTGGAAACGAAAAATTGTTCTGAACCCAGAAGAGTTTGTAGGATTTAAGATTAGTGAAGTTGGTATAGCTTTTGACAGTGGTATTTCGAGTCTAGTTACACATGCAATGCTTAAGGATAGTGAGGGTAATGCAATCTCGATTACCAAAAAGGATACAGATGTTGTAACTATTTATGCAACCGTGTTTATAACATTTATAAATACCCTTTCAGAGTTAAAGTTGATTGGCATGCCCAACAACAATCAGTTAATCAATTATTTGACTGGAGGCAGTGCTCCATCTGGTTCTTTTGGGTTAAGTACAATTGAAAATCCATATTCAAACTTGGGGACATCTACAGCTACATGGGCTTCAGATGTTCCAAATAGAAAAAGAAAAACAAATACGTCAAGGTTTGGAATTACATCTGGAAATGGTCATGTTAAATATTTAAACTTTACGAATCTATTTAGTCTAAAATTACCCGCTCCCGGTATATTTTCAGGTCAACCTTACACGGGTGTCCATATTGGAAGTGGCGATGGGGTTAATAAAAGTTTTATGCTACCGTCCGCCAATATTAGACAAAGCAGTTTAGTTATTAAAAAGAATGGTGAGGCTGTCTCAGATTATGTTACAAATATAAAGTACCAAGAAAGTAATTCCAGAATTGCCAACCCTGCATCCTTACCTCCATATAACGCCGCTGGTCGAGGAGTAGCACTCACACCTGACGGTACTGTTATGGCAGTTGCACATACGAACTCACCATACATTACCACATATGACTGGGTTGACGGGGAGTGGGTCAAGAGACCTGACCCCGAGTCCTTACCAGCGGGCAATGGTCGAGGAGTGGCACTCACACCTGATGGTACTGTTATGGCAGTGGCTCACATTAACTCACCATGCATTACAACATATGACTGGGTTGATGGGGAGTGGGTAAAGAGACCTGACCCTACGTCCTTACCAACAAAAGATGGTTTCGGAGTAGCACTCACGCCTGATGGTACTGTTATGGCAGTTGCGCATAGCCAATCACCATACGTCACCACGTATGACTGGATTGATGGGGAGTGGGTGAAGAGACCCAACCCTGCATCCTTACCTCCATATAACGCCACTGGTTACGGAGTAGCACTCACACCTGATGGTACTGTTATGGCAGTAGCACATTGGAACTCGCCATACGTCACCACATATGACTGGGTTGACGGGGAATGGGTGAAGCGTCCTAACCCTACGTCTTTACCAATGGGCAATGGTTACGGAGTAGCGCTCACATCCGATGGTACTGTTATGGCAGTGGCTCACATTAACTCACCATACGTCACCACATATGACTGGATTGACGGGGAGTGGGTTAAGAGACCTAACCCTACGTCTTTACCAATGGGCAATGGTTACGGAGTAGCACTCACACCTGACGGTACTCTCATGGCAGTTGCACATGATGGCTCACCATGCATCACCATGTATGAATGGGATGGAACGGAATGGGTAAAGAGACCTGACCCTGCATCCTTACCGATTGGCAACGTCTACGGAGTAGCACTCACGCCTGATGGTACTGTTATGGCAGTTGCACATAACCAATCACCATACATCACCACATACATGGGTTTGCCATTTACCCAGATAACTTTCGACACACCACCTGCTTTGGATGATGTGATTACTGCAGACTATATTGTGGATGGAGTGCATAAGACTGACCAGTATGTCATAGATGTGTCATTCGCAATTCAATTCGGGGAAGGGGTGTAGAAAATGACTAAAAGTTTATCCTGTACTAAGGAACTGCAAACCGAACCTATAATGAAACATGGTACCTTGCAGTGCACATGTGGTCAAGAGTTTTATTTTGAAACTACTAAGGACTGCATAGCTTGTATTAAGTGCAAAAAAATCCATGATGTAAAAGGCTTTCCTATCAAGGGGGTAGAGGCCAGTGGAACTGACGTTTGAAGTATCAATGACGCACAATGATGGTGATACAACGTTTTGTGGCCATGAACCAAATAATACCTTTATAAAGTACTATCAAGAATCACAACGGCTCGGTAATAAAAGTGCTAAGCCATACCTTGGAGACTTTACAAATTTAACATTCAAAGAAGAGCCGCGGCGCATAACGCATCTTGCAGTTAAAAACTTTGGTATTAAATCATTTCCGCGCCTTGGCGCTTATGGTTTTTATACACCAAAATATGCTGAAACTAGTTTCATGGCCGTACCAATAAACAGACAGTTTCCATATTATGATATACCAAAAGTCACTATAACTGACACAGGAACTACAATACATCTCAGCATAGATGGAGATTACGAGTGCTACAGAATTATTGTAAGGAAGGATTACTTTGCTACAGAGTTTATAACGTATGGCACAGAATTTGACTTCGTACCAATGTATGACGGCGAGTGTTTGATATCCGTCTACGGGCACTCAAATGAAATAACCGTCACTAGTAACCCTTATGAAGAGTATATTACTCTTGTAGATAGAACGGGGGAAGAATAAATCAAAAGTGGAGGTGTGGTGTCGATGGATTCCAATGGTATAGGCTCTTACATCTCTAAGTTATTTGAAAATTATATACTAGTCGCATTGTCGGTTATTGTAGCATTTTTGTACCGTTTCTTTTTTCCAGAAGAACAATACCTATATGGTACATTAGCTGTGCTAGGTATGATGGCACTAGATCTAATTACTAAGCTATATGCTATTAAAAAGCAGGCTGGTGGTTGGAGAAAGTCTATCGCTTCATGTAAGATAAGTAGCCAATTGTTTTTTAAGGGTACAATTGATAAACTAATTGTCTTCGGTGTTATGCTCATTATATGTGGTTTCGCGTATCGGCTAACAATAGTATCCCAAGTTGCTATTTGGTTTACACAGGTTGTATTTACATTGATGTTTTTGAGAGATGCATTATCTATAATTGAAAACCTAAGAGATGCTGGTATCAAAAGTTTAGGTCTATTTGAAAAAGTAGTCAGAAAGAAAATGAGCGAATACGTAGACAATAATGATGATGAGGAGGCGAAGGGATAATGGAAATAACAACTTTACTAACAATAATTGGTCTGTTAGTAGCTCTAACAAATATTATCACTGAGGTGATAAAGAAAGCAACGTGGGATAAGATTCCTACATCATTGCTAGCAGTTATAGTTTCTCTAGTGCTAACGCTAGTTGCATTCTTTGCATACTGCCAAATTTCACAGATAGCAGTTACATGGTATTTCATCGTCGCTGCTGTGGTAGTAGGCTTTATGGTTGCATATGGAGCAATGTTTGGTTACGACAAACTAAAAGAAATACTTGCACAATGGGGAGTGAATAAAAATGAGTAACAGCCCATTGGTACAATATGTAAAGATCTCACCTAACAGTACTAACCCAAGAAGGAAAAAGATTAAGAAGATTACAATACATCATATGGCTGGTCCATTATCTGTAGAAACATGCGGCGAAATATTTGCAAAGCCAGAGCGCAGAGCAAGTTCGAATTACGCCGTTGGTGTTGATGGCAGGATCGCTATGTATGTAGAAGAGAAGAACCGTGCGTGGACTAGTTCTAATGCTGCTAATGATGACGAAGCAGTCACTATAGAAGTTGCTAATAGTGCCGTAGGTGGTGACTGGCCTGTTAGTGACAAGGTCCTAGCACGAACGATAGACTTATGTGTAGATATTTGTAAACGTAATGGTATAGATAAACTTGTATACACAGGCGACAAAAGCGGTAATTTAACAAGGCATGATATGTTCGCTAATACCGTGTGCCCTGGACCATATTTGGGCAGCAAGTTTCCTTACATCGCTGCAGAGGTGAACAAAAGACTAGGAGCCCAGACCCCTACCCCCTTTCTAGTAAAGGTTACAGCTGATGCGTTGAATATCCGAAGTGGTCCTGGTGTTGCAAATAGCATTACAGGAACTATAAAAGACAAAGGCATCTATACCATTGTAGATACCAAGGATGATTGGGGCAAACTTAAAAGCGGTGCTGGTTGGATATGTTTAAATTATACCAAGAAGATTTAGCATAATGCCCGGAGATTACCCGGGCATTATATTTGCTTATAATACATGTAACAAGTTCGTGATATTAAGGCGTATAAACACCTTAAAACATCATTACGAACTTGTATAAAACTTATTACAAGTCCACAGAAGCTTCTGTATTATATATTAAGGAGTTACTTATGGTTTTTCACGAACCTATGTACTACCGCATTTTTTAATGATAGAATAGAAAAAAAAGGAGGAATTGAAATGTTTAAAGTCAAGATAGGTGTTTTGGTGTTGGCGATCGTATTATTAACCGTTCTGTTACATATTAACTTAGAGGATGAGCCTGCAGTGGTGGAATATAGTATCGCTGCGACGCCGGAACCAATAGTAGAAGTTATTGAGCAAGAGCCTGTTATGCCAGTAGAAGAACCGGATGAACAAGGTCCTGAGATCTACAATGTACCGTTAGATGCTGCGCTGCAGCGCTATACATACAACTTATGTGTAGATTATGAGATTGAAGAGTACTACCCGTTAGTCCTTGCTGTTATGTGGCGTGAAAGTGAATTTGTGCCAACCCTAATTAGTAAGACAAATGACTACGGTCTCATGCAGATTAACAAGATTAACCACGAATGGTTGTCTGAGAAACTTGGGATAACAGACTTCTTAGATGAAGAACAAAATATACATGCAGGTGTATTTATGCTGTCGTTATACCTACATAAATATGAAGATATAGATAAGGCTTTGATGGCCTACAACATGGGTGAGGCTGGTGCAAAGAAACGCTGGGACGCTGGGATCTACTCTACTAATTATACGCAGACCACGCGTGAGCGATTAGAGCTAATACTGTCCGGCGAAGGTTACCAAAAATAATGAATATATAAGAAAGAAAATAAATTATCTAAATATCCCAATTTCTAAACATTCTCAACATTCTTAACTTTTTGACATAAAAATCATTTTTTTTCAATTTTGAAAATAAAAATCTTTAAAAGTTTTTATAAAATCTTAAGAATAACGCTTAGAAGGTTGAGAATGTTAAGAATGTTGAGATTGTGAGAAAGTAAGATAAAGCTAATTACTCCGCATCGCTGGTAGCATCTTGTTCTATGCGTTAACTCCTGAAGAAAACTCGTAAGAATAGGGGGTTTACTTTTAATGAAATAAAGAGTATAATATTATTAAAGATAAATTTACTAGTCGAAAGGAAGGATTATCATGGGTAAAACATTTACAGTGGAACTCACAGTTCCGGAAGGCTTGTCTGCTGGTGACGTATTTACAGCAGAGATCGAGATGCCGGCTCCTGTTAAGAAGCCGAGAGGTCAGCTTGCTGGTTTGACTCTTGAAGAGATGACCGACGAGCAGTTGAAGAGAGAAATTATCAACGCAAAGTCGGTTCTCTACAAGGCTAAGCAGCGGGGCGCCTCTGAGGAAACTATTGCTGCAAACCAGGCTAGAGTCGATGCAGCACTTGCTGAAAAAGCAAAAAGAGCTGCTGCTGTTGCTAAGGCTCCCGAAGCGCCTAATATTGCGGGCATTATGGATGAAGAGTCCGCTAACGAAATCTAGAGCACCTCACAAGACAATTGGCATCATCGCCAATTGTCTAAAGCCCATTGACCCCCTTATTTCAATTATGTGCTTTAGACAGTTGGCGATGACTGGTAATCTGAGTTGGACCTCCCAGTAGTTTATCTACTGTCCAACTCACTTAGCATATTCTAACGGGTACGTTATGTATATAGACTACATTACCGATGCAGCCCTGTCAAGGTGTTGGCACGAGCTACCGCGTGTATGAGAGGCAGGTAGCTTCACATAAGATTATTCTTGGCAAAGGGAGCTGGGTAAGAGGTTAAGTCCAGTAGAAATCTATCCACAGGCTAGTCAGACTTATATGTATGACGGCCCGTGGTTGATTATAAAGCCGGTGTACCTTTCCTCGCTTTCGGTACATCGGCGTATTATTATAAAGGGCGTTGCGTGTTAATTGTGTGGTGGCGGAATAGGTAGACGCTGGAGTTCGTACACCAGAGGAGTCCCGCACATGAAAAAAGGAACTGAACTCCTCATGCAGGGTGCAAATCCCTGCCCACACAATATTATAGGGGGCGTTGCGTGTTGGCTAACAAGATTATATTTACAAATAACTACATAGAAGTTAGATGTGACCGTAATGATATTGACACGCAAACAAAGCTCGCTTCAATTTATCCTGTTCATGTAAATCGTATAAGAACAAATTATAGGATGTCTATACACAACACACCTGAAATACTAAAGTTACTTCGTAATATTGACGAAAATAATATAGACACAGCGCCGCTCGCCATACAAAACTACTTTTATAAGGAGATGCGGTTACGTGATAACGTATCAGACTTATTGGCTAATGGTCCAAGACGCTCATGTGTTGTGTCAGATAGATTAACACTAAGACCACACCAGCAACTTGGCCGTGAATTAGCAGAATATTATGATAGGTTTGCATTTTTCTATGACACAAGAACTGGTAAGACACCGCTTGCGCTAACTATAATAAAAGATGACATTGTAGCTAACCCCTCACATAAGTGGTTGGTTGTGTGCCCGTTGATACTTATCTACAATGCTTGGCTTGAGGATGCTGAGAAGTTCTTTCCTGAAATAAAAATCGTTAACTGCCATGCTCAAACAAAGGCTAAGCGTATAAAGGCAATGCAACAGCAAGCTAATATATATGTTACTAATACTGAATCATTTATAAGCTACAAGGAGTACTTCGATAAAATGGGCTTTCATGGTGTGTTTGTAGATGAGAGCTCAGATCTTAAGAGCCCAAGATCAAAAGTAAGTAAAGCAATGGTTGAATTTGCACAAACAGTGAATAGATTCTATTTATTATCTGGCACACCAGCGCCAAACGGCGAATGGGAATATTATATGCAGATGCGATGCATAGATTACTATGGCTGGCAGCCAAGTTACTCCCAGTTCAAAGAGAGATATTTCATAAACCTATCATATGAGCCTCAGTATGAAAAGCTCGCGCTTAGACCAGATAGGAAGGATGAGTTATATAGCAGAATTAAAAAATATTCTTTATATGTAGATAAAGATGATGTGCTGAATACACCTGGTCGTACGTTCCATGAAGTCGAATATGAAATGCCTGAGGAGCTGATGAAGCACTACAGAAAGCTTAAGAATGAATTGTATGTAGAGCTTGGTAATGATATAAGAATAACTGCTCCAAGCTCAGCAGCAAAACTAAACAAGCTAAACCAGGTTACTTCTGGTTTTATACTAGATACTCAAGCGGCGAAGGAGAATAAGTTTTATGGTACTGAACTGGCCGAATGGTACTTACTGGATAATTGGCGGTTTAAGGCACTCGAAGACTTACTTCAGCAAGATAATATCAAAGGAGAGCAGTGTATTATCTGGGCTAACTACAGAAGAGAGTTCGAGATTATTCAAAGCATTCTCGGCGAACGGTGTGCCTGCGTTTATGGAGGAACTAACCTTGCTGAAAAGAATGAAGCAATTAGAAAATTCAAGGCCGGGGAGATACAGTACCTGATTGCTAATCCGGCTTCGGCTGACAAGGGCTTAACGCTTACCAACTGTCACATAGCAATATATTTTAGTCTTAATTGGTCTTATGAACTTTTTAAGCAGTCATACGATAGAATATACGCGGATAAGTCTATACAGCCAAATCATTGCCATTATTATATAATGATGGCTAAGCACACAATAGATTGCATATTGTATAGAGAGGTTCTTCAGGGTAAGGGTAACGCAAGCTACTCTGTACTTAACCACCTTAAATCGGAGGCGATTACTGATGCACATAGACTCTAAGGCATATACAGAAGAAGCCACCTTACTAAAGGCTGTAATAAGGTGGCTTGAGCCGCAACAACGCAACGGTATAAAGGTTATTCGTATCTGCGACAGATACCATTCTGGATACAGCGACTTATTCATATGTGCAAGAGGCCGTTTCGTGGTTGCCGAGTTAAAAGATGACACAGGTACAGCGACGCCGCACCAAGAGATATTCATTAAAGAGATGATTGCAGCTGGTGCAGTGGGAGGAATCTGTAGAACTGTGAAGGACGTTGCAGACCTTATTGAAAAAGCTTTATATTGTCAATGTGGCCACACAGGCTCGCTACTTAAGTACTGTGCATATTGCGGTAAAGAAATACAGTATGAAGGAAAAGACTATGGATAAGATAATAGAGGACAATGCGGGTTTAATATTTGCGCAACTTAAACGTTTTAATGTTACGCATGACCCTGAAGCGCAGAGCATAGGCTACGAGGCCTTATGGAACGCAGCTATAACATATGATGAATCCAAGGGCTATAAGTTCTCAACGTACGCTACGTGCTGCATCTACAACGCGCTTGGCTCATACGTACGGACGCTAAACAGAAAGCGCCAGTTAGAAGTTACATCATATAACAACATAGCTTACCAAGAAGATGGGACCAAACATGAATATTTAGAGTTGCTTTCAACTAATATTGTAGATACAGAACAAGAGCTATTACAGAAG